AACCAAATAGGCATTGTTGGTGGGTGCATTATTTCAATTCCTCAAATTTATTAGCAACGTCTTTGTCCAACCTACGCTCAATAAAGATTGGCAGAAACAAAGTCCATTTGCCAGATTTCTTATCTTGAATACGTTGATTGTACTTGACAGTCACGATTTTATCAAGAAAATATTCTGCAGGTTGATCACGGTCATCATCATTAAAACCAGAACCAACCCTGACTTGTAGCTTTCCATCAGCAGTTTCACAAACAAGATTTCCAAGACGGTCTTTGTTACGACCAGTCCCCAACTCCCAACCAACAACAATCAAATCTGCCTCTTCCTCTGCCTTCATCTTACCAAGGTCTTTGGTGCGTTTAGGTTGCCATACAGATTTAATATTCTTGATAATCGCACCCTCAAGTCCATGTTTGATGCAATTATTATAAAACTCCATTGCTTCAGTTTCTGTCTTAACTGTTTTCGCTTCAGCAACCCAAATGTTGGAATTTGATTTTTGTACATCAGACAATTTATCCCAACGACGAATGTACTCATCGTACCGATCTGCATACATTAAAGTAGAACTGAAATCGACAATATCCCAAGCAATGAAGGTTGCATATTGAGCAATCTCAGGGGTCATCGTACCTTTCACACCACGATTGAAATGCCCATTACTAGTTTTACGGTCTAGGAATTTTCCATTCGCATCACGGAACACTACCTCACCATCCCACACTTCGCCTTCTTTCATGAGCAGACGAGCAGATGTATCCAACGCACCACAGAACTCAATGATTTTACCATTGCGTGAGTATGCAGTCGCAGTCGAACCATCGAACATCAAATGGCAACGACCACCATCAAATTTAACTTGTGCAAATGCTGGATACTTGATACCGCTTGTATCCTTATGTGCAAGCATTACATCAAACGTGGGAATCAACCCTGGCCACACCTTGTTTGCTGTTGAGTCAGAGCAACCAACACGAAGGTCACGACCAATGATTCGTTCGATTACTTCAGGTTCTTCACATTCCTCAAGAATTGCTGTCAAATGAGAAATTGCACTGTTGCCAGTGTGAGTACGATTTGTAAGTAACTTGAGTTCCTTAAGTGCCTCTTCTACCGTATATGAGTGCGTTCTGCTCTTACCATATTTGGGGATCTTAGCAATCCAATAATTAATCATTGGATCATATGCTGCCTTGAATACATCACGTAACAGATTATTTTTGACCTCACGTTTGAGGATTGCTTCTTTGGCAAGACGACTGTTGTCATCAGCAAGTTCATCCAAAATTTTGAGAATACTCACTTAAGTTCTCCATTATCATAAAATTTCTTAACACGAACCATCAACATAATTTCGTTACGCAAGTCACGAAGTTGAACAAGTGCCAATGTCTTATCCACATCAAAAATTTTATCTAGTGAAGGGAACTCATTCACCTTTTTAATCTTTTCGTCAATTGCCGCTAAGATAAGGTCTGCATCAATGATAGTCATTACCACATACTCCTAGTAATATATTCAACAGGAACACCAGCATCTTTAATCTTGAACGCATCACCAGTACGCGCCCACATATCAACTTGCTCCTTCAATTCCTCAACTGCAGTTTTCATATCCATCGTGCTGAACACCAACGACCATGCACCTTCAGGATTACGTTCTGCATCATTCATCTGACGCATCACACGATACTGATAAACAGGTTCTTGGTATGTCATTTCGAATCTCCCAAACGGTCACAATAACCACGATACACGTTGCTTTCTTTTTCAATCTTAGTCACAGGACACACGAAACGCATAACGTCCTGACCTTGATCACCTTCAGAGATGTCAACAAACTCAACATCTCGCGTGTCATGTTTTTCATGGCATTCAGAGCAATACACATAATGACTTGTCACTTGAATCTCCTTAGTTGATGGAGTGCATTCTACATGAACAAACAGATAAGTCAATACTTTTTGTAACTAGTTGATTTCTCTAACATATTCCTGATCATGATCAGGTAATTGATTGAATGGAATGAATTTATCACTACCACATTTTGGACAACCAACATCATCCTTGGGAGGGACGAATTTAAAACAATCGGCGCATACAAGCATATTTGACCTGTTGCCAATATACTTCATTACACCGTTGAACTCATGCAACATGATTATTTCTTTCCGATGAATTGTTCTGCAAATCGTTTATGTGATGGACTTTCTAGTGTAGATAACCAAGTTAAGAATCTTTTAATCATTGCAATATTCCTTAAACAGAATATTTATTGCATCGCAACAATCAAAAGTTCCCAAGGCACATGTTATCTTCTTTGATCGAGTCGAATCCTAAAGCAACATATTTCAAGAAAAGACCAATGTCTTTGAATTGATGATCGTCACTGACAACATACACTCCATTTTCAAAGAAATTTATTGCCGTTACTGCATCAACTTCTTTGTCTTGAGTACAAATGACTGCTTTTGCCACACAAGCATTAACTTCATTATCTAAGTAACTGAATGATGATACATTTTCAGCAGATAGATAAAAAGTTTCGCCAGTACTAAAGTTTGTGTTTTTGCCAATATATTTGACCATATCGACTGCAGGATCAACAGACGGATTGAATACAACCGCATTTCCATCAAACAAGTCTGCCATAATTGCTGCCCAATATCCACCCAAACTAGTTCCGACAAACAAAACCTGATCACCCGCATTTGCGGTTTTGGTCAAATAATCTGCAACTTGTCTTAATAGATTAATAGGATCATATTTGTATGGAACGTCAGGGGCAAAAACACTGTCATAATGTTTTCGCAATTCCTTAACTTTTGTTGAATTTGGACTTGACGCGAATCCGTGAAAGTAAATAACATGTTTCATGATGTTCTCCTTGACGTGAGTATATTACTGATATCCTATACACTTGTCAATAGAATACGCAACTCATTGTTTTAACTCTACTTTACATGCCCTTGTAAATGTTTTTTGGTTACTACACCACCAATCAACCTTTCATGACTTCCATCTTCATTATGTTTAACTATCTCTTTTCCTGTCAATTCTGCAGCACGACTGTTTGGTATATTGGGCATCCCTGCTACGTCATATACATGTTTCATTTTATGACTTACTTCGCCATAGGCACGTTTTTGTTTATTGTCTTCCCCAACAGTACCATACAATGATTTTTTGCCTTCTTTAGTTCCATCTGTACCTGCAGCAATTAGTTTTCTACCATGGTGTTTTTTGTACAACATGACAGATTTTGCCTGATTATTTTTTCTATGAAGTTTCATTACTACGTTAGGGTCACGAATATCTTTTTTAATTCTATCCGATTCTTCTTGTGTCCCATGCCCTAAGTTCCTATAACCACCAACTTCTTTATAGGCAGATTGGATCATACGATGGGCATCCTCAAGATGCTTTTCTTTTTCGGCAGGATCGTGTGTGGTGACGTAATGCTCTAGCAGGTATTGTTTGAATGGTAGCATAAAATATTCCAATATAATAGAATATTTATACAACCTCCGCTTTGTCTGCAATGTTATCTGTCTTATCAAACTGCTGAGTTGGACAGATGAGGTATTTTACCAACACCCCATTGATATACTTACTAGATCCAAGATCAACAAGGAAATAATTCTTTCCCTGCACCTGTATCTGATCAACAACATTTACCTCTTGCCCGTTGTGCAGTTTCATTAGTTCATCCCTAATGCAAGATTCGCCTCATCGTTATCGAGGAAAATATCATTTCGAACATCGTAGTACGCATGCTCTCCGGTAACAGTGTTCCACATGTAATGAAGGACACGACCAGTACGGGTGGTGAATGGGACTTCAGTACCACCACAACCTGCCACCCAACCATTTTGCTCTGTCATGACAAACTCCAAGTGAATTACGATATGGAGATTAGATCATATTATCTAAGGCATGTCAAGAACTATTTTTGACCTAAAATTTCTGTTTGGATTACACAATAATCAACAAAGTTTTTAGCCATATCTTCACTATCGAAGAATCTGACTGTCGACCATTGATACAATTTGTTATGTGCCATCACTAGTATGTTGCCATCATAAGTGCTGACCTTGAATATCCAATCGTCAATTTTAACGGGGTCTAATGAAACGAACACATTTTTCTTAGACCCCGTTTTCATTGCTTACTCTTCAGTCAAGAATTGCTTTGTATCTGCCACTGTTTTGAGGTCAGGTGTTTCCGCATCATTGATCTCAATTTTCTTTGGCTTTTTCTCTTCTGGAATGAAATGCTCCAACCACACCTTGAGCATACCATTTACCATCGAAGCATTTTTCACAATAACAGAATCAGCAAGAGTGAATTGTCTTTCAAATGCACGTTCTGCAATGCCTTTGTAAATGTACTCTGTGCTTGGGTCTGCTTTTACTTCACCTTTGATGAGAAGAGTGTCTTCCTTCATCGTAATGTCAATATCAGATTTCCCGAAACCAGCAACTGCCATTTCAATAACATAATGGGAATCGTCAACTTTCTTGACATTGTAAGGTGGATATCCAACAACCTTTTGTGTGCGTTCTGTTGCACGTTCTAATTCATCAAACATACGGTCGAACCCGACCCATGAATTAAGTTGTGGAAAGTTTTGAGTTGTGAAATTTAAGTTACGCATAAGTGTCTCCTTAGACGACATTTATATTAACACCAGACCCCGATTGGGCATCTGACGATTTGGGGAACCATTCCCCAAATTCTGTTTTATTTATTCCCTCTCTTAAGCAGTTTCACTCGTGTAAATTTACCTACTTTAGATATTTCAACTTGATGCCCATGTCTATCTGCGGCATCTTGAAACTCTTTTGCCAATACATGATGTGCTACTCCTTTATGGAATACCTCATGTGTTTCTGATTTTCCGGTTTCTGGATTCTTTCTTTTCTTTGACACTATGATAGATTCATGCTCTGGTCCAGGTCTTGAATTTTTGGACTTGCTCTGTGCCTCTAAATCACCTTTCCATGGTCTTCCAGACGCATGAATAGTTCCACCGTCTTTTACTGAGTTAAACATATGGTCATAAATCTGATGACGGGTCTTCTCTCTTACAACGTTCAATACATTATGGGATTCGATATGATCAAAATGTTTCTTTGGCACATTGTCAGAATCTGAATAATCAGGTTTCTTATCTTTTGAATCTGGAAATGGTTCGTAATTTTTTACATGTTTGACCGGATGATTTAATTGTTCGTTCTGAATTCTTCCACTTCCATAATGGAGAACTTCATGGTGAGGTTCAAGTCCATGTTTCTTTGCTTCCTCTAAAGAAGAGTTAACAGTTTTATCAGTTCCTGCAGTCAGTTGAGTAGTCTGAGAACTTTTATCCTCATCTGTTGCAATTCCTTCTTTAAGCACACTATCAATATATGACTGTGCAATGGATCTGATAATGTTCATACTTCCTCTTTAATTTTTAGTTTCTGCATCCTTAGTCATGTCATGATGCATCTGTGGTGCTGCCTGTTGTTTAACCGCATTGATCAAATCAACAACTTGCACAAATGGCAACTGACCAAGACCTTGTAAAACGGTATTAATCTCTGCTACAGTAAATTTAAAATCCAGTACTTTGTTATCCATAGTGTTCTCCAATTATTTATGTTTGTTGCTTCCAATTGAGTATTTGCTCACGCATGACCACTGATTCTTGTCACTAAACGCTAAAACCTTTACAGTATTCATTGCTGCCTTTTGTTCTATATCTGATATATTTATTACTCCTAAAAGACCCCAATCATTAAGCAGTGATGTAATCAAGTTTCGTCTCAACAGATCATCCTCTGACAAGGTTGATGGTTTCCCATCAAGAATAAATAACTCCTTAAAGTGGCAGATATAGTACTTACCACGTTTATGCAGGATATGGCACGATTGATATAATTTTTTATCTTTTCTCGATGCCACTCCGATCCTTGTCAGTGTTTCTTTAATCTTTAAGAACGAATCTGGTTCATCTAGGGTCACTTCTATTCCAACGGTCATCTCATTCATTTTTGCCACCTCTCATGGTCTTATTATGTATAAATTCTAATTGCTCATCATTTAGCAATTCCAAATATGCTGAAGCATGTTTATTATTTATACAAAAATAATCTGCGACCATTGAGAGGGTTGCGTCTGTGTCTTTCTTACTTACCCAACTACCATACCGTTTCCCTTTAGGGATACCGTTATATAAAAAATCATACTGAACGTCTTTATCTAATGACGAGTACCTATTGACAATATTAGCAAAAAAGATAGTGTCTTTAACAAAAGACAATCCACGATTGATTACAAAAGGAACGTACTCTGATGGGGAAAACTCAACATCAGTTTTCTCGTTGATATGTCTGATAATGTCAAACGGTGTCAGTTTCTTAGGCAGTTTTGAAGTCATACCAAACATCTGCAATTTTAACTAACTCAGGATTGGATATATGAACATCCAAAAATCCAACCTGATGACATGCAATCATAATTTCAGTCAGTTCCTTATTTGTTCTCCATTCAATACCACTCATTTTAATATGAAACCCAAATACCAATGCCAAGTCAGCAAATTCATACCACTTGTTTTCTGTGACATTTACTAAGGTTTTGAATGCATTTTTCATTTCCATATAATGTCCTGACTCAAAAGAACCTCTGTCAAAAATGCTGCAGTATTGATTTCCTGATCAGCAACAAATGCAGACTGATATTGATATTGCCCAATCAATAGGATTAGTGGTGGAATGGATTTTGGTTCAAGTTTTTCTGATGCCTTATGGTAAAGTTCCCGAAACAAACGAGTTGAATCCATGTCTGATTGAGCAACCCATTTCCTCATATCATTAAACTTTTTCCCCTTGAGTGCAGCAATCAACTCATTGAATGATTCGTCAGAAAAATTTGCAAGGATTCCAGAATCTATTTTTCCAGATACAGAATATTTTTGCAACTCATTAAGACAACGACGAAAGTCTGGAAAATAATGATTGACTACCTCTGCCACAACCTTCTTCTCATACTCGACCTGTTCTTGGTCAAGAATCATTAGCACACGTTTAAAAAAATGTGACGCAAGGGATGCCTTCTCTGCTCGTGGAATTTTAAAATCTATGACTGATGCACGTGAGTGTAAAGGTTCAATCAACTTATGTACAAAGTTGCACGTTAGAATGAGACTGTGATTATTTGAAAATTCTTCAATAAAAGCACGAAGTGATGCCTGTGCCGCAGGTGTTAGTCCATCTGCCTCGTCTAACAAGGTAATCTTTTTACTATCTGTAAATGATACTGTAGAAGCAAAACTTGCTATCTTCGTTCTGATAGTATCAATACCAGATTCCATTGAAGCATTTATAACCATGAAGTCAGCATCAAGTTCATTTGCTATACAACGTGCAAGTGTTGTCTTACCAACACCTGCTGTTCCAGACAAAATTAATGTTGGGCATCTTCCTTGTTTTACATACCCCTCTGCTGCATCCTTAATAGACTTAGAAAGGATGCAGTCAGCAATCTTTGTTGGACGATATGCCTCTGTCCAAACAAATTGGTTTGGATTTTTTTCCATAAAGATTATCAGAACTTGCTGGATGCTTCAACGGCAACATAAACCACCAACTTAACACCCTTATGTGCGAATCGTGAAATTCGTTGTGTTAGTTCAACGTCATAATCTCCTGGGAACAATTTCAATTTCTCAATCTTGAATTGTGCATCAAAAGTTTTAGTCGTCTTGGTTTCAAGGTCGATGTCAAAACTATTGCCAGTGGGATTTTTTGAATCCAACACTCTTGCGATAATTTTTGTGCCATCACCGATAAAAGACAAATCTTCAACAGAAAGAATGTTCGCCATTTTTACCATCTTAGCCAAGTCGGTAGATGAGATTGAAAATTGAATTTCAACCTTTGGCATGACAATTGATTTGTTTGGGGTGGTGAGCAAAGATTCCTCTGCATATACATAATTGACTTTTTGAGTGCCTTCTTTAACAGTCAAGAATTTGTCATCAAGATCAATTTCTGGTTTATTGAATGCAGAGATAACCCCAAGCAATTCATTCAAATTGAATACTGATACTTGCTTGGTAAAATCATCATCACCTTCATACTCTGCCAAAATATCTTTGGTAGATGACATTGTGGAAAACTTCTTTCCAGGTTTGATCACCAAGTTGGTGTTAATCGTGGAAAAGTTCTGAAGAATGGCAAGTGTTTCTTTGTTCAAATTCATTATATAGTTCCTTATACAGAATTAATCGTTACGACTACGTACAGCATCTGACAATTCAGAAATAGATTCTGCAATTTGAACTAATGCCGCAGTCATTCCCATCACTGCCTCAGTGAGTGATCCTACTGTTCCACCAGTCGCATCTTGTCCAGACATGCCTTGTGGGATGATCCTGTTGGCAATCAATTCAAGTCCATCAAATGTATCAGTTTTATTCATATTGTTCTCCTGTATAGTTAAAGAGGTTCTGCAACCATTACGGTTTCATTAGAACTTGTGGGTGACTCCGGTTGTTTCGTGGGGGTAATAATACCTGCATTCATTAGCATCATTCTTAAAAGAGACGATGGTATCCCTCGCGTTAAGGGTGTATTCAGTTTTGATGCCCTCCCTGAGTGTTTCTTCCCCAACAGTTCGTTGATCTCCCTCGCTTGCTTTCTCCATAGTTTCATTTTGTTGCGACTTGTCTTTGCCATTTTCGTTCCCTTTCTTCATTGCCACACGATATAAAATTAAATACCCAAGTAGATCTTGAATTACATCTTCATCTTCATCACTTTGTTGATTCATCAAACGACTAAGTTTGTCGTCTAGTCGAACCTTTATTTGTTCGACAGCACTTGCTTTTGAGAAAATGCGTTTTGGATTAATGGCAGAATCGCCATATTTTCTATTCTTATCGAGAAGAATTTCTTTCAATGCATCGCACTCAAGAGCAATCATTTCTTGGGTATTAGTCATGTTTTTCCTCCATCACGTTTTCCATTGCAACAACTATATCTTGCATGATTGATAATACAACATCATGGCAATTTTTGTCAAACTCTTCTATGAGTTTTCTGGCACAAATGGCTTGCGCGATTAACAAACCATTTGTGACATCTTGTTTGTGAAGTGTCTGAGCATAACGCTCAAACACTTTATCTTCGCTATTGATCATTTGAGTGCAAGTTCTTCGTAACCAATCACGTCTTCGAATGTCAATCCAACATCTGCCATTACTGTTGCACGTGATGCCATTTTTCCACCCACAGAATTCCTCCAACGAGCAACGGCAGTATCGAAATAATATGGCCATGTATCATCGTTTGTGGGAGTGAATTCACCGTCGTCTTCCACTTTGGTAACGAAATCAGTTTCATTACCAGAATCATCAACAACAGACTTGGTGTTGTAATCACGCTCAGAAAGAATTTGCCTCCAAGCAGGATCACTCATCACACCTACAACTTCGTACTTGCACGTGCGACCCTTGGCATTGTTGTAATCTGATGGAATAGACACAACGTTTGCAGGATTGATTTTCACCAAAACGCACTTATCGCTATCACGATTTGATGAACCGTACTTGGTCAGATACTCGCTACTGCAAAAGTGCAAACCAGCAGAACAAGTATTTTGACGTTGATCATCAACTGCGAACCTTGGCATTTCAACAATCTTGCCGACACTGTTATCCATCGTGCCACTGTAAATGTCCATGAAATCTTCTTTCACGATCTTGTATGCAATGAAGCAACCATCAGTAGTGATAGGAAGATCAGTTGCATCAAGGAACAAGAACAATTCATCGACAGCAATCTTACTAGGATTGTTGTAGAGATTTTCCAAGAAATTTACCAAAGGTTGAGCAGAGAAACCTTCCCCAACCATTTTCACAATGCGTTTGGTAATAACATCGTTGAGAGAATAGGTTTGACCAAAAACCTTGATCATACCAATTCCATCTTCAACAGTAACACTCACATTTCCATTAGAGGACTTTTCAGTGAATGATTGCACAACGATCTTAACATCAAGGTTTTCAGCAGATTCATATTCACCTGCTTGCACCAATTCCTTGAAATTTGCAAAACGTGGATCGTCTTCGAACACAGTGACCTTGTTCCCATTTTCAATGTTGAACAACGTAACGCTATTTTCACCGATCACATACGTGTATTTCATTTTAAAACTCCTTATTTACCAACCAGATTTAGATAAGTTTCGATAACTTTTGCGTCATCGACATTGTGATACCTTGCATGTATTACTTTAAACATTTCATACGTATTGTAAAGACTTTGTGCGATTTTGTCAACATAATTCTCATCAAACTTCAAAGGTGCAACATTAAGAATTTCTGCCATGCGAGAATATGTTAGCAATGAGATATTGTTAGTCGGAGAGGTTGCAGTTGCAACTTTGTATTCTTCTTGGAGTGTATTCCAAACAGAAGGTTTGGTTGTTCGAATTCCCTTAAACACCCTAAAGATAACTTTTGCATTGTCATATGAGTTTCTGACTGTAGTTTTAAATTCATCAGCAAGACAAGAATCAATGTAACTCTTATTATTAATGCTGTCAAACACTTGCTTGAATGCGTTATCAAGAGACACAAAATCTTTAGGTGCAGATTTCCCGTCCTTGATACCAACTACAGACCAACCTGAACTTTCCAAAACTTGTCTTTTAAATTCAAACCTACTCTCTCTAATAAGACCAGAACGGGCATCAATGATATTGACATATGCAACTTTTCCAACATTATAATCATTAGGGTTGAAGTCAATTTTAACGAGAGACTTTTGACGAAAACCGTAGATATCAGACTTGATGCTTGCCGATTTCGTTGAACCCCTTGATGCACGTGGTGCTTTGTCCAAAGATGATGCGTTGATGATGTAGGACTTCAATTCATTTGGGAAAATGTTCTTATTCACAAGCAACACGAACTTTACATTAGTACCCAACTTTTTGAAATTGTACTTGACACGAGACATGCCAGAAACGACATCATTAATAACGATCCTGATGTTTTCCATCATGGGAATTGAGAATCGAATAAAGAAGTCGTCAGACCCATTGTTGTAATCAGAACGAATTGTGATGGCATGCGTCTTGAAGCAATTCGATGCACCACTCAAATTTTGGGACTTGTTTCCGTTGCATACCTTTGCTTTAAGTGCAGAAGAATTTGCCTCCAAAGTTTTCGTGTTTGCATACACAACCTTGAATTGCTTGATATCGTCGTTAAGATTGTTGATGCTGTAGCGACCATTGATAATCTTCAAAAGAAACGCAGATGAATTACGATCACTCAATGCACCCTTACCAAGAATGGTCTTTTCTACTTCGTAAATCTTTTGACGAAAGTCAAAACCATCCGTCGCCTTAGACAACACACTCTCTACTTGATCAGTCAATTCAACCTTGACAGTTTCAAGTTTTTGGCGAATGGTAGCAATCGTTGATTTTGTGTATTGAATGTTCTCACGAGACAGACTAAGTTGAAGTTCGCCAATATCAAAATCAATGACGACTGGCATCCTCAACAGACACACGAGTGCTGGATCTTTTAGTTCTTGTTCAAGTTTGCTTACATCAGGAACATACCCACGATGAGTAGTAACGAATGCAGAGGTAACTTGTCCATAATTCAGATATGCGTCATTACGCATTTTCCAGTTGGAACCGGCAGTAATGAAACTATCATCACGGAAAGTGACTGATGCATTTTTGATGATTGGTTTTACTGGATAATACTTGAACACTTCACCAAGGCAATTTTTCCAAATGTTGAAACGTGAAGGTTGCACTGGAATAATAACTTCAAGACCAGTTTCTTCAGTTGCAGACTCACGAATTTTGGTCAGTGAAGGAATACCATGATCATTGATGAACACGAGGAATTCCATTGCCTTACCATCATGGTAAGAGATAACATTCCAAGAATCTGTAACAGACGCGGGAGATTTAGCACCAATACCATATCCACCGATCTTGGCATTGTCACCAGACTTGTCGGACGCACCATACACTGTAAGCAGACGATAAACATCATGTTCAGCAAGACCATGACCATAGTCACGGAATTTGATAACTGGATCAAGTTGCGTAGGAGCAACAATAAGGAAAGGTTCAGACGGATTTGCATCATAGCAATTCGCGCCCAACTCGTAGCAGACTGCCTTTTCTTTGTCAGTGTAAAGGGCAGACGACAACATGCTGAACAATTTAGCGGCATCAGTTGAAATAGAAAAATCAACTGAGTTTTTGACGTTTGTTGTTACTTCCCTGTTTTGTGTAACTTGCATTTTGTTTTCCCTAAGAATCAATCGATGAAGTGAATTATATAGATTTTGGTTAGGTTGTCAATCAATATTGTAACTTATTGATTTTTAATAAGTAGTTCGAACTTTATACCCATTGTCTTGCCAATATGCTGCCCATTTAATTGCTTCAGCAACAGTACGAAAATTCTTAGACTCAACCAAAGTAGAACCAGAATATATACGAACAGTCATGATATGTCTCCTTATAGTTTGTTTGCAATCCACTGACCATTAACAAACAGATACGCATATTCTGCCCAATTGTCTTTAGCCGACTTCAAAAACTCGTCTTCACTTTTGAAAACTTGATACCCAACATCCGTTTCACCACGATCACGACCATAATAAACACACCAATTTTCATTGGGGTTATCAAAATCTTGAGTCGATCCAATTTCTTCACGAAGTACAGAAAGACTACCACCATTAATCAACGTGCAAACTTTCATAAAGTCTTGATAATGTTCAGCAAGAATTCGACCATTGTGTTCAGGATAACCATCCCAATGACAGTAAATTGCATAGATGCCATCTTCACATTCAACACCGATAAAAGAACGAGTGCCCATTTTTATTCTCCAGCAAGAGTGATCAATCGAGTTTTAACACTTTCCGATAACGGAAGACTAAAACCAGATACATTAGGGGTTAGTGAAACACGTAGAGAAATCCCACGATTTGAAACAAACACATAGCGAACTTCATTTGTAGTCTTGGGGTTTGTACCGTACAACATATAGGTGTTGCCCTTATAGACATTATACCTGTTGCTGCGAGATTCTTGTTTCTCGAAACCAATATTTTCAAGACCTTCTGCAAACAACACACGCAATGTTTTCTTTGCCATGATTTTCTCCTGATTCGATGGAGTGAATTATATAGACTCCATCCGATTTGTCAATAAGATTCTTAACCTACTGATTTTCCAGTAAATTTAATCACTGTTTTGCACTTACGGCACGTGTATTTCTTGCCATACCGAATACCAGAATGAACCTTACCACTAACATTATGTGTATCGCAGTTGCACGTATAGACATATTTCTTTTGTGGTTTGCGAACAACCTTAACATTGGACACATCATAGCTATGATATGTATTGCCAGATCCACCCATTTCAGTCATTACCCAACGAAACTCTGGACCGTGATGTTGCTTGGCACTTGGGAAAGTGCATTTCGTTGCGAGGTGAGCAACCTCATGAATTACTGTGTTTTCAAACTCTTCCCAATTGTCACGAGCAAGAATCTCATTGAAACCAAGTTCATTGGTGAAATATTTGCACCAACCAGCACGACGACCCTTATTGAAGAACACCACTTTTGGGGACGATACTAGAATCGATACCTTACGACCACGACTAGTGATGACACGGTTCGCGTTTTCTACATGTTTTTCAACAAGTTCGTTGATTTTGGTGCGGATTTCGTTCAAGGTCATTTCATATCTCCCAATCGATGGAACGGATTTTACACAATAAATATAGGTTTGCAATAGAAATTTTAACTTGATGTTTTTATTTGTAAAAGTGCCATTGTGAAATGTATAAATATTACTAACCATTCTCCTAACCTGTATGAACGAGGTCACAACATGAAACAATTTAAATTTTTTAATGCTAATTCTTCTACTCAAGAAGAGGAAGTTCAAAGAAAGCATTTTGATGGACCACATGAAAACGAAGCAATATACGACGACGGTGCGCTAAAAGAATCTACTGAAAACGACTCTGAACATAGTGGAAGATTGATAGTACATGGTGATGGTGGTGCAGCAAAAGGGACTGGTGCGACATCAATTAATGTGCCAAAACACATGTGGGAAGACGGTAAGTCTCATGAAGGCATGAAGACCAGAAACAAAGCAAGAGCAGAAGTGTATGGGGCAGAGCATAGAGCACCATTATCAATTCCAGAAGTTGAAAGAACTCATAAAGACACGTTAGATGAACACTTCAAACAAACAAAAGATGAGCAGATTAAAAGAGAAAAAGAAGCAGTTGCTAGACTTAAAAAAGCAAAACACCTCCCATCTGGAAAAACAACATCAGAAAGTGATAAGTTAGATTCTATCAAGTATGAACATGACGAACATGGCAAACCTTTTAATGCATCTGCATGTAAGCACGTTGCCGGTCATGCGGTATATACATCAGGACATGGTGAACACGAAAAGCACCATATTTTAAATACCTGCCCAGGTCAAACGAAAGGGTGCGGTGGTGGAGTTGGTGAAGACGGTAGAGCAGATGTTCGTAAAGGGGCATGTTTTGCTCACAATGCAGAAACACAATACGCACATGCTGCAGTAGCTAGAGCAACAAATACCCAAGCAATGCATGATCCTGCTATGAGCAAAGATTGGGTTCTTGCTCATACGCATAGCATAAGAAAAGATGCAGAAAAATCCGATAAGAATGGGCAACGTCATGTGGTTAGACCAAACACATTGGCAGAAAATGACAAATCTACACGTCATGTGCAAAAACATTTAAACAAGCAACGCAAATCAGAAGGAAAAGATTCTATTTTATCTTACCAATACAGTAAGGGAAACGCATTACATGATCCAGAAAATGGACATCATGTTACATACTCAAATACTGGACCAAAAGTAAAAGGTGGTGCAACAATCGCAGAAAACGCACATAGAGATTCATCTCGTGTTCGTCAAACAGTTACATCAACAGACTCAAATGGTAAGAAAATAAAGAATGATGATGGAAAAGAAGTTCCTGCTAAACATTCATATATTGTTCACAATCTTAGACGTGGTTCTGAAGATGAAGCAGAATTTGCAAAACATGTTAAAACTGGTAGATATTGGGGCAAAGGTGTTCCAGAACATGAACAGTCTGAGAGTGAGAAAAACCTCCCATCAGAAGGACACTATGATGGCAATGGTAAAGACACTACACCAGACAAAGCACACCATGGGCATATGAAAGTTAATGGCACGTTATACAAATATCATAACCAGCACGTGCTTCATGGTCTTCACCGTACTGTTAAAGTTAATGGACATGACACCCCTTCTGATGCACGTTTCATGGATGACCATTATCTTCCAAAGAAAGCAGATAGATTTAAATCTGAACATGGAGAACATGGTGCGCTCATTTCTACATCACCAACTCTTTCTACAAATTTAGAAAAAACAGAAAAGAGTGAATTCACTCATGATGTAAAAGGTGTTGCAGAAAAAGCAAAACACAATGGTGGTATTTGGGATATTGATCATCCACATGATCAAGAATCTGCAAAAGGCAAAAACTATGTTCCAGCACAGTCTGTTGATATTAGCGGATTGAAAAAGAAGAAAACCAAAAAAGAAGCATAAAGAAAAGGCGACCAAGTGTCGCCTTTTTCATTTCACCATTCTTGATTGACTGGTTTCAATTCTGATTTATAAAAATCATACGAATCCATGAAATCCTGATATGCTTGAACGGATGGTACTGGTGGAGGAAAGTTTTGGAGTTCAATGAATCCTATGTTTTGAGATTCGCTCCCATACCAATTTTTTCCACGAGACGACATAAAGTTATGTGCTTCAATCAACAAGGCACGATGATCATACTTTTTAATAACTGGTGCATCATCAACGGTAGGTGTTGATCCGACATACTTTCTATAAATTATGTCAAGCAATCTATTTTCGATTGGGTCAAGTACTGCTTTCAATTCTGGAATTCGTTTAATGGGAGATGGAATATCAGAAATGTATGCTTCAGCAGCATCATGTAACAATCCATACAATGCTAAACGTGCGCTACCAGTTTCTTCCCATATCATATTTGCAACAAAAATGCAATGCTGTGCAACTGAATAAGGAATTTGTGTAATCGTATGCCCTGAATACCGATTGATACGACTGATTGCCCACGCAGCATCATTCAACAAAATCAATTTTTCATCTGGTTCAGTTGGATCAACCAAAACACCCGATACAGTTTCAATTGAGAATTTGCTCATAGTGGCAACTCCAACTGATAATAATTTTTGTTTTTAACTTTACACTCAATACAATTGTCATTCAAAAATTCTTCGATCCATCCTCCAATTGCTTCCAAAGTGGTTCAATTTCCATTTCGTTCAACTCTTCCCACCACTCGTCTGATCCCTCATACACAGTAACCAAAAACTGATATTCTTTCATAATTTATTCTTCCTTCAAAATAGTAAAATTGTTTTTCATCTCAAAGTGAATCACGTTATCTGCTACGTTTGCCAACCCTTCTTTATGACTAATCACGAATACATTTGAAATATTACTCGCTTTATATAATTCAAGCAACATGTCAGAACCTTGTCCGTCCATGGGTGCATCAAATTCATCAAAGAACACGACATTTGTGTTGATTGAATTCTTGGATTTTGCAACGTCTCTCCATGTCAATAACAATGCTGCGTCGATACGTCTCTTTTGTCCATCACTAAACGACTCGTAACTAAACGTATCACGATGTCTAGATTTTATCACCTCATTGAAGTTTTCGTCAAGGTGAAAACCAACAAAGAAATCCAAAGAATCTAAGTATCTGTTTATTAATTTGTTTATGACTGGAATGTATTGCTTGACTATTTTTGCTTTGATCCCGTTATCTTGAAGTAACACAGTTGCAGTAGTTTGGTATTGTTGTGTCTCAAGTAATTCTTTTTTCAAATCACTTTTCTTGACTATTGCCTTGGCATATTCTTTAAGACGTTTTGTCTCTTCATCTATGCTAGTGGTATCTGTATTAATTGATTCTATTTGAACCTTCTTACTTTCCACCATTGCGTTATTGACAAGAATCAACTTGTTGCAACGACTGACTTCTTTATTCAGATCATTTATTTTTACCGAGTATTCCTCGAATTTAACCAAGTCTTGATTGACGCTATCAAACTGAGTTTGAAGTTCATGTAGGTCTGTCTCAAGTTCTTCAATTTTTGTATCAACAGATCCCAAGATGCAATCCCTATGACTGTCATGAACAGTCTGGCGACAGACAGGACACTCATCAATGTTGTGAAATAACTCTTTTTCATCATGGTATTTTTTTATACTCCCCTCGATTCGTTTACGTAAAGTTCTTAATTCGGTCAATTTCTCTGGTGCATTTTCGTATATAACCGATTCATTATTTAGGTCTGCAATCGTGGACATGAACTGCACCACACACGTCTGATGCTCTTCATTTTCTTTAAGAAGATTTTCTATTTCTTCTCCTAACAGTGTGACAACATTTTGTTTTTCTTTTTGACGAGACTTGATATGCGCTTGTTGCAATTCCGCTTTTTCTCGTAGTGACTTAATCTCCGCATCAACATCACGAATCTGCTCTTTCAACAACTTCACCATGTCCTTAAGCAGTGTATTCATCACAGAGAAAATTCGAATATCCAAAAGGTCTTCAATAAATTCTCTGCGGTCTGCTGCCTTTAATCTCATGAATGGTGTGTAGGCACTAGACCCCATAATAACTACCTGTGTAAACGCACGATAGTTCATCTTCACAATTTGCTGTTCCAAAACCTTTTGATAATCACGAACACTTGGATCTTGATTTAATAACTTACCATCTTCATATATCTCAAACACGTTTGGTTTGATACCACGAACTACTTTATATGTCTTACTCCCGACTTCAAAATCCAACTCAACTAGCAACTGTTTCAAGTTGATTGAATTTAGAAGTTGTGGTTTGTTGAAATTGCGATATGGTTTTCCATACAAAGCAAATGTAATTGCCTCAATCAACTGACTTTTTCCTACACCATTTTTCCCTGTAATAAGGGTGAGACCATGAGTGTCAAGTAGAATGACGATTGGAACATTGCCAGCAGATAGAAAATTTTTGTAACTGATGCGGTTAAAGGTAATCAATCGACCACCTCTAATGCCATTGTGTATAATGTCTTCATCAAGTCTTTCATTTTATCTTTCTCCAAATCCATAGTCGATGAATCGATGTAACTTTCAATCAATGAAATAGTGTCTTCCATCTCAATGTCATCGTCATCGATAGCATCAGAATCGATGTCAGTCATATCCTCGATTATCTTCAAGTCTGCGGGATTTTTCTTATACACCAAGTCCAGAAACATATCAAATTGATATGGGTCTGTTTTACTGACAACCACAATTTTGATATAGGTATCTTCTAGATTTGATAAATCAAACCCCTTATAATAATCCTTCCCCATATCTTTATCATTATATGTCAGTTTGTTAAATAATGTCAACTTATTTGGCACAAACTCCAAGTCTCGACTTGACGTATCCAATACATGAAATCCTTTGGCATCACCATAATCAATCCATGTCATCTCATATGGTGTGCCAACGTATTTGATATTGTTGCTCTCACTGCGAGTATGAAAATGACCAGATATAACTTGTTCAAATCTGCGTAATGATACCTTATCCATTCCACCGACATGAACCTGACCACGATGCATTTCAAATCCGTCTAGTTCAAAATGTCCAACACACCAAAGTGATTTTGATGTAGATAAAGACTCTTCACACTCTATATGGTTTTCTAAACACAACCATGGCATCATGAGAATTGTCATGCCATCAAACGTTACATCTGTTGGGGTTTCATACAACTTGATGTTGTCATACTCCCCGCACAGAAACAATTTCGGACTATTTACAGTGACAGAATTTTTTGTAGCAAGATCATGGTTCCCCAATATGGTATGAAACGTGATTCCTTTAGCTTTAAGAACATCAAAAAATCTACGCTTCCATTCATTAAGAATAATATGATTCGTAAACTTTCTAGTGTCGAACAAGTCACCAGTTTGAATAATGTTGGTTATCTTGTGCTCTTCTAGATAAGGAATTAAATGTTCTTCAAAGAACGCTAATTGGAAGTTAGACATCACAGGTGATGCATTACGAGCACCTAAATGTAAATCACCAAGGACAACTATTTTCATACCAATCCTTTCAATACCATCAAGACAAATTCTTCTTTTGTCACCCATTCATATTTGTAATCATGCCCAGACCCAAAATCTGATGTATCTGTTATTCCTAGATACCCAAATTTTAGCCATATAATTTTGCCAGACTTTATACACTTATGGGGCATGAATGCAAATGACATTCTCCATGTAGTAATTTCATCATTCCCCATTATTCGTCCTTTGGCATAAAAGATTCTAGATTATCTTCCTCATGTAATTGTACTGACTTCCTGTGTTTTTTGTCTGGTATTAAATTATTTGTGTAGTTGTTCTCACGTAAAAATTCTATGAATTGGTTGTGGTATGATATGATATCGTCATCATGATCTTGAACATCCATCAACTCGTCAAGTGGCATATCCTCAATCATTTTCCCTTTAACATATGATTGTTTCTTTTCTGTTTCAATCCTTCTTAGAAATGCGTTAAATGCAATAGTAGTAATGAATGAGAATGGGTTGATTGATTTTGCTGGATTGAAATTCTTTGCCGTCTTGATACAATTTTCTAACGCATCACCAACCATATCTTCACGGTAACTATAATTAATAAAGTTTGGTCTAAACGATAGACGATGGCATATCTTCAGAATGGATTCTGCAATATAGTTTGGTATCCGTGGATCTTCTTTACCAGATTCCCTTGCCTCAAGAATTTCTTTATTCCAATCCACGTATGCCTGATACAAATCTGCATTACATACATAATTGGGTTTGAGTTTTGGTGATATTTTTTCCATAATAAATTCCTCTTTCAATGTAACACTAATGATTCCTTATGTTTATTTAAGGCAGATTCGAATTCACTAAAATCGACTGAATCCTCTTCTAAATTAAATTTTCCCTTCATGGATTGAAATAAATCTTTCATTTTCTCAACACCTTCCAACATTGTTGCGTAGTCAGAGGTGTCTTCCATATTGTCAGCAACTTCTTGTTTAATCCTTGATATTTCTATTTGCATCAAAATCGTACCGTAAAACTTAATAAACTTATCGCTCAATTTCCCAACGTAATAAACCATTGATATAGGAACTGGAAAATTTTCTTCCTCAACATATGGTATCCACTCCGTGGCGAACATACGTTCACCACCATCAGCAGTATCATAATGTACTTGTAGAGGATTCCTCATTGTAATAACAGTATCACTTGTTGTCAAAATTTCTGCAAACAATGTTTCACCAGTCTTAAGTTTCAAAGTAAAAAATGGTTTTGGTTTATTTGTCGTTGTCATACTTTACCTTTCTATTGGCAATTCTGTTATGGTGTAATTAAAATCTTCTGACGCATAAATTCGTAACCTCTCAATAAAATGGACATAGGTAAAATTTCGTCTTGACTTCAAGTTAACAATCCTGTCCGATATATCAAAGACATTGACATTTGATTTATCGTGTGCTTTTCTTAACCCCCTACCTAATGATTGAAGAACACGGATGACAGATTTAGTAGGAGAAGCAAATATAATATTATGCAACCGCTTAATATTAACTCCAGTAGAAAAGACCCCCACACTTGCGAGAACAATTGCATCATTTGAGTTTTCAACGATTTCCCTAACTTCATTCCTGACCTCCGCTTCAATTCCACCGTGAATATAATGAAGACGGTTCTCAGTTTTTTCTGATAATAGTTTATTCAACTCATCCCCATGTTTTTCAACCAAGGTAAAGAGGATTAGGGTATTGCCTTTTAGAGATAAGGCAAGATTGCGAATAAACTTATTGCGTTTTTCATGTGATACTAAAAAATCTATCTCATGTTGATAATCCATATTCTTGACTAATTTCTTCGAATCATCATTGTAAGTAAGCATTACACACTTGATCTTTAATTCTGCCAGATGCCCCTCATCCATTAATTTTCTAGTTGATGTTACCTTCGACACTGGTCCAAATAATCCTTGTATGACAAGTTGATTTGTCTTTGACTTGTCTAGAGACCCTGTAAAACCAAATCGATATGGAACCTCTGTTGCCTTTTCCATAATGCCAGTCAAACTGGATGCCTTGGCTAGATGTACTTCGTCACAACAGATACAATCAAATCGATTGAAATACGAACTTTCTTGTTTATATACAGATTGCCATGTTGTAATGTAAAGTGGTTTGTCGCTATTCTTTTCTCTACCACTCATTATGATATGGGAAATTTCCTCAACATCCCAATCGGTTTCGCTTGAGTAATCTTTGAAGTCATTTAGCATTTGTAGAACCAACGATGTAGTTGGCACAACTACCATACAACTAAACCCTTTGTCAAGTAAGTATCTTATGATACAATACTGAATCAAAGACTTTCCAGAACCAGTTGGGGATAGAATCGTTGCACGTCTATCCTTTAATGCGGTAAAGATAGATGTGTATTGATAATCACGAATTTCAATCTTTTCACCCTTAGAATGGATGTTTAAGTTTTTGACAAATTCAAACACCTGTTCTGGTGTTATGTCGTTAGTAAAATTCGGTGTTTTATATTGTTTAGAATCAATAAGTTGCAAGTCATAATCGTTGATTTTTGACCATTTTTGCAGATTATCGTATAACCCTGCATATAGAAGTCTTGTATGCAAAGAATATAGATGAATATACCCAGACCACATTTTCATTTTATATTTTGGAGTATATTGATACCCTGGAACTTGAAATTTAAATTCTTCATTAAGTTCTTGTAATATCCCTTTATCCTCAGAATCAACTCGAAGATATGTCTCATTATATTTTTTAACAATTATCATTTTTGTTTGCAATTATCAAAGTGAAATTTATACATTCCTGGACTTTTCCTACCAACTTTTCCACAATTTGGACACTCAATCATTGGACGAGATAACGCTTTCTGTTTTATTTTTTCTCTAACTTCTGGTCGTTTGCTGACATTGTTGTCCCCTTTTGTTCCGCATTTGCTGTGGTCTCTTTTAACTCTTCCCTCTTCCCATGCTTTTTTTATAGATTTCCCTGCTTTTTCCCTATCTGTACGTGAATTCATGTCCTTTTGAAATTGTGCATCCTTAAATTTACATGAATTCAATCTACCTAATACCCATCCTTCTGGGATTTCATTAATATGAAAATATTTTTCTTTAATCCCGTCATTCGCCCATTTCCTTTTTTGTAAAGTATCACCACCAGACCCACCACACTTAAAATTATAAACATCATCCCTTAATATAAACTCTTCATTTACAACATCTCGTTCTTTGAGAAACATTTCTTCTGATGAGGGGAAAAACTCTAAAATTTCTTTTTTAAAATGCGCCTCTCCATGTTTTTTAATTGCTCTTTTTAACCATGTTCCAGACCCCATATACCCATCCTCTAAATCATTTGTCGAATGCACCCCAATATAATACTTTCCATCAAGAATGCAGGTTATTCTATACATAAAATTATATTTCATAAATACCCCTAAATTAAGTATTTATATAAACCTAAATCTTACCATCATGGATTAGTGTATTTCATATATTCAAATAATGTTTTGAGTGTCCAATCACGAGACTGAACCTGTTTAAGGATATACTCGCATGTTGATACTGCAGTCTTGTACATTTGAGTAACTTCAACCAAATCATTCATATCATTATCCATATCGAGCAACTGATTCAATTCTGTTGCACTAGGTTTTAATCCTTGCCATTGTGACCATCCATACTTCTGCAAATCGGATTGATCACATTCACCACGAAAATACTTTCGTTTGCGCCATGCCATCAAGTTATGTTTCTTTTCTGATGCCGCAAGTTTTGCCTTAAAATACACCAAGTAATCTAAGTACTTTGAATGCATCCTTGCAGTCTCCATTAACTCACGATTCAGTTTAGAGTCATCAATAACAGAATCAGTCTTCCATTCCTGCAGAACCTGTTCAATCGTAACTGCCATAATAAAGTCCTTGTTTATCAATAATGTAAAGATTATATATCAATTTGCTTATTATGTAAACTTTTCTTATCTAATGTAAGAAAATTTGACATAAATGTGAAAACATGAGAGAATTCCATGTCCCCTCTTGCATATAGTATTAATTAATTAGTTACTTAATAATATATCGATCACATTCAAATGTTATATCAACTGATGCAAAATTGATATCAGTTGCCTTTGAATCAAATTGGATTTGACCAATTGAAACAGGAAACACTTCAAGGAATTCAATTTCACCTGAATCAAATATAAGAGAACAGGTTGATACATTATCTGTATTTAATCCCTGTACTGATAGATCATACATCCATTGGTAGATTTCTCTATATCCATCCATCTTGTTATCAAGAATAAAGTTTACACTGAATTGCGAATATACCAATTTCTCACCCACTTGTTTCATATCAAGATAAGGTGTAGGTTGTGATGCTGATCCTAATGTAATTGATGGTAAGTTTATACTATTAGCGAACAATTGTAAAGTTGGCAATTTGCTAAACGAAAGTGAAAATCTAGTGAGATTGAGACCTGGCGTAGGATAACCATTCTCTTCATCCCATAGATTGACACGAGGTATTATTTCTGTTGTCATGAAAGATCCCTGTTTTTATAACTGTTTCTTGATAATAAAATGTCTTCTTCTCTTTGTTGCTGATATCTTAACAGTGCAAGTTCTTCATCATCTGATTGATACCTATTTTGAGACAATGACAACGCTTCATTCTTGGAATTTGAGTATCGTGCAAGGAATCGATCTGTCACCCATGCACCCATGAAACCAAAAAAATACCAGTCTGTAAATTTGTCATTCATTACCAGATAAACGAATGCCCATGCAGATAGAATGAACGCAGTGTTCAACCTAACTTTTGAATCTGATTGCTTGCCAGTAGTTTGATCTATGAATAATAGTTCGATCAAATTTACCTTGCTATCTGACTTATGTAATCTGATGATAGTGACAACAAGGAAAATTAGTGCTACCAGACTGGCGATAGCGTACAAGTATTTAGGTGTTAGTATCAACTCAATCATAGTGAAAGTTTCCTGTAAGAACATGATAAGGACTCCCTTTTCACTATATTTATGCAAAAAAATACCACCCGAAGGTGGTATTTTGATGTTTGCTAATACTAGACGATATTCGTTACTCTGAAAATACGGAAGTAGAAGTTTGATTGTGCTGCAAGTGTTGCTGCATCGCCACTCAATGGATGTGATACAAGACCATAACGTGTCTTGAAACCAATCTTTGGTTGGAAAGTAGTTGGATCAACTGCTCTCATCAACTGAAGTGGAACGTATGGGCAATAGAAAAGACCAGCATCAAATGGTGATGTACCACGATAACCAACAACCACGAACTGATCGTTAGAACCGTTAGCCATATAAGGATCGATATAAACCTTATACTTGCCATTCAATGTACCTGCGAAGGTTGTTGATGAATCATCGATATTCAATGAACCACCATTAATTGCAGAACCTGTATCCAAAGCACCTGTCATTGACAATGCAGAAGCAACGTCAGCAGAGCAAAGGATAAAGTTAGCACGACCTCTACGGGTTGTCTGTGCAACACGGTTTGCTTCACGTTCGATTTGGAACATCAAGCCTTTGAAACGCTCAACTGACCAACGACCATTTGCATCAACGTCAAGGTCGAAAGTACCTGCAGTTGCTGTAGAACCAGATTCACAACCTTGCTTTGCAATTTTGTAAACGGTACGAACAACTTCACGGTTGATTTCAGCAAGAATCTCGTTTGAGAGAATGTTGCTTAATTCGCCTTCAGCATCAAGACCATGAACTGCTTTCAAGTCTTGTGCAAGTTCGATACTGTACTCTGCCTTTAAAGCACGTGACTTAGCAGTAACAGTGAACTTGTCGATGTAGAATGACATTTCTTTTGGATCAACTGATTCAGCAGTTGCCGTTGTCATACCACCTTCGTTTGTGAAGTTGCCTGGTGCATTAGTTGCCCATGGATCAAGACCATCGTCATCACCTTGAACTGGGTTTGTACCCTTTTGTGATGCCAATGTACCTGCTGCGCCAGACCAACCTGCTTTAGCTTCGTTGAAGAGTGCTTCAGTACGTGATGCTGGTGTTGCGTTGTCGTTGTACTGTGACTTAAGTGCGAACACGAGACCTGATGGTGCTGTCATTGGTTGAACACCACAAATATCATAAGCGATAAGTTGTGGCATAGCACGACGAACAAGACCGATCAATACTGGATCGTAACCCTTTGCAACTGAACCTGCACCACCATCAAATGCACCAATGGTTGAACCTGCTTCCATAAGTGTTTGACGTTCTTCACGAAGAGCACGTTCTGTGTTCTCCAAAAGAACTGCTGTAGTATTGCGCTTGTGTGTATCAGAAATCTTAGCAAGATCTGAATGATCGAGAACTGGACTCCACTTCTCGTTTAATTGTTGGACATTAAGATGTTCCATAATTGTATAACTCCTTTTTGGACTTAAGAATTGAATTTAATATTTTTACCGATTGC